AAAGCCCTTTCTTTCACTCCTACCCCCTTTAAAATCGCCTACAGGGGTATATGAGACAGGACTTGACAAGAACAAGGGCCTCCTACCGTCGGCCCCAGCTTTGGAGAACTCCCTGGCCCCTCGCGCGTAAAGCTTGCTAGGAGTATTCTCTTAGTTATATCTCTCTTTATTCTTACTCTCTTTATATAACTCTTTATATAACTCTTTATATAACTCTCTTAAATAATATATTTTACCATACTTTTGAGCTCCTGTCAAGCTCTTTTTTAACAAAAAAAAAATAACAGAAAGAAAGAAAGTTCTTGACATTTGCTCTTGTTTGTGGTATAATAGTAGTATAGAGATGGAGGCCCTACTGTTTTATGTCTATGTTAAAGAAAGACAGCCCCATCCCTCCTAAGGGGAAGGGCTCAAGACTAACCCCTAAGATGGAAGCTTTTGTTAACGAGTACATGATTGACTTGAACGCTTCTCAAGCGTGTAAACGAGCTGGATACAAAACGAGTAACGCTAACAAACTTGGTACTCAACTCCTTAATCATCCTCTTGTTATCCGCGCTATCGAAGAGCGCAAGGCACAACGCCGAGAGAAGGCTGAGCTGACTGCTGAGTACGTTCTGAACAAGCTCGTTGCTTTGACTGAAGCCAACGAAGAAGTAAATCCTACTATCGCTGTTAGAACTCTCGAGCTCCTCGGTCGTCACCTCGGTCTGTACAAAGATCGTCAAGAAATTAGCGGACCTGACGGGGAAGCTATTCACGTCAAGGAAGAGCAGGTAAAACGCAATGTCGATGAATTCACCAGCAAGCTTGCTAGCCTCGCTAACCGAGCAGGAAAGGGAAGCGTGGTTGAGTTCCCTAACGGACGAGGAGAAGGCTGAGCTCCGGTGGAACTGGAAGTTCTGGGCTCGTCCTAACCAGCTAGCTCCTGAGGGCGATTGGAACGTCTGGGTCGTTCTGGCTGGTCGTGGTTTTGGCAAGACTCGTATGGGCTCTGAATGGGTCCGAGAGCTTGCCCACAAATACCCAGGTTGTCGAATTGCCTTGGTTGCCGAGACGGCGGCTGACGCGCGAGACGTCATGATCAAAGGGGACTCGGGCATCCTTAACTGTGACCCCACTCTCTCCGAAGACTCTTGGTCCCCGACTAATCGCTGCTTGAGTTGGCCTAACGGCTCCAAGGCATACACCTACAACGGCACTACGCCGGACCAGCTTCGCGGTCCTCAGCACCACTTTGCTTGGGTTGACGAACTTGCAAAGTTCGAGTACATGCAAGAAGCGTGGGACCAGCTTCAGTTTGGTCTGCGTCTTGGGGAGCACCCTCAGGTGCTTGTTACCACTACGCCTCGTCCTCTCCCGTTGATTAAAAAACTGGTTGCTGACCCTAACAACGCCATTACTCGTGGCTCTACCCTGGACAACGAAGCCAACCTGGCTCGTTCTACTGTTAAGGCTCTGTACGAGACCTACGCTAACAGTCGTCTTGGTCGTCAGGAGCTAGAGGGCGAGATTCTCGGGGACATCCCTGGCGCACTGTGGAGCCGAGAAAACATTGACCTTACACGAGTCAAAGAGGCGCCGGAAGACCTCGAAAGGGTATTTGTCGCGGTTGACCCCGCAACGTCCAGCAACGAGGGTTCTGACGAACACGGAATCGTGGTTGTCGGCCTTTCTCGAGATGAGGACGGATACGCCCGAGGCTACGTACTTGAAGACGCTAGCCTCAAAGGGACTCCTGAGGATTGGGCTAAGCAAGCGGTCAAAATGTACCGCAAATGGAGCGCAGACAAAATCATTGCCGAAAAGAACCAAGGCGGCGAGATGGTTTCCTCTGTTATTCGGGCGCAAGACCGCTCCGTCCCTGTAGAGCTTGTTCACGCCTCGAGAGGCAAGGTTGTCCGAGCAGAGCCTATCTCGACTTTGTACGAACAAGGAAGAGTTCATCACGTTGGTATGTTCCCTAAGTTGGAAGACCAGATGTGCGAATTCTCTATCGACAACGTTCGTAATAGCTCGACTGGTTCCCCTGACCGAGTTGACGCTCTTGTATGGGGCTTGACTAAACTTTTCGATACGATCGCTGGACGACGGCGATTCCGCAAACTAGAGACCTCTGACGGCGCCACTCTTACTACGTGGTCTGACGGGTCTACAGGTTATTCCGTTTCTTACGCCGACACTAGTTGGATGGCAGGCTAAGGATACTACATGGATTACGACAAGAAGCCTAAAGAAAGAGAAGACGGCTCTCTTATCACTACTCTTGCAGTAGAAGGGGCGCCAGAAGAAGGCTACGTCCCTGAGGGCTTCGACTCGGTTGAAGACTTCCTCAACGACATGCGAGAAGAATACAGGTCAGACCTCGAGTTTGACCGTGTAAACCGCGAAGAAGCTATGGACGACAAGCGGTTTGCTGCTGGCGAGCAGTGGGACCCTGTTGTCCTTGAGCAGCGTCGTGGTCTTCCTTGTCTTGTTATTAACAACATCCCCCAGTTTACAGCCCAACTCGTCGGCGACTGGCGAGAAAGTCGTAAAAGCATTAAGGTCGTCCCTTCGAACGACGAAGATGTCGAAATTGCTTCGGTTCGAGGCGACCTTATCCGTGGTATTGAGCTCCAAAGTCGGGCCGATCGAGTGTACGACTCGGCCTTCGAGAGTCTTGTTCAGTGCGGTGACGGGGCTTTCCGAGTCTCTGTTGAGTACGCACGAGACGATGTCTTCGACCAGGACATCTTTATTCGTCCTATTGAAGACGCTCTGAGCGTTGTTTGGGACCGATTCTCTGTTGACCCGACTGGACGAGACGCTCGTCGTTGTTTTGTCAGCGATCGGATGCCTAAAAAGGAGTTTTGTAACAAATTCCCTGGCGTTAATCCTGACGAAATCTACACTGAGGACACTCTTCAGAAGCTTTCTGTAGAGGGCTGGGTAGACCAAGACTCGTACCAGGTTACTGAATACTGGCGAATGGTCGAACGGAAGCGTTTGATGGGGCTTTTCCAAAACGGAAAAGTGTTTATCCTCGACGACAGCAACTCTGACGCTATTATGGCAGAGTACGGAGCGCCTATTAAGACCCGAGTCACTTGGGTTTCTTACGCTCAGATGCACCTTTGCACTGGTTTTAACATCCTGAGCGGTCCTTACGAGTACCAGATCAACCGTTTGCCTGTTGTTCGTATGAGCGGACGGGTTGTGAACATTGGCGGTCGCCGTGTTCGATACGGCCTGGTCCGCTATATGAAGGACCCCGCTCGCCTGAAGAACTTCTGGCGCTCTGTTGCTGCTGAACAGCTCGGTTATGCGCCTAAAGCTAAGTGGATGGTCACTGAATCGGCTGTTGAAGGCAAAGAAGAGAAGATTCGTAAGGCCCACCTTAGCCGCGACCCGCTTCTTATCTTCAACGATGAAGCAGAATTTGGCCGAAATGTCCAGCGTATCGACCCCCCTGGGATTGAAGCTGCGCTTTTGAACGAAGCACAGACCAACGCACAGGACATGAAGGATGTCACCGGAATTCACGACGCTTCGTTGGGCATTCGCTCCAATGAAGTCTCTGGTCGAGCAATTATGGCTCGTCAGCGTGAAGGTGATGTGGCAAACCTGACGTTCCATGACAACGGTAACGCCGCACTGCTTGAAGCAGGGGACGTTATTAACCAGCTAATCCCCCAGATTTACGACGGTACGCGAATCCTTCGTGCTATTGGTGAAGACCAAAGCCCTAAGTTCGTGAAGGTTAACGATCCTTACGATCCTAGCGCCATTGATCTTTCTGTTGGTAAGTTCGACGTTGCTCTGACTACTGGCGCTTCTTACACGACTCGTCGCGTCGAAGCTGCTCAAAGCATGATGGAAGCTGTACAGGTCTTCCCTGAGCTTATGGGTGTTGCTGGTGACCTTGTGGCTAAGGCGCAGGACTGGCCTGGTGCCGATAAGCTGGCTGAACGTCTTAAGAAGACTATTCCTCCGCACCTTCTGGGTGAAGACGAGGAAGGCGGTCTGGGCATCACCGCTGAACAGCTTCAAGAGATGCAAGCTGCTATTCAGCAGGGCATGGCTGAAATGGCTGAGCTTAAGAAGCAGCTTAACGACAAGACTGTCGAGCACGAAATTGCTATGTACAACGCGGAAACCCAGCGTATTCGCGCCCTTTCTGACAACATGGTTGACAACACTAAGCTCAACCAAGAGGGTATCAAAATGATTCTCCAAGGGTCTAAGGACCTAGACGAGCAAGAGCTTAAGGCCTATCTTGCCGACAAGCAAGCCGAGGCTAAGAAACAATCGACTCCTGCTGGTGCAAATAGCGCACCTGCCAGCGGGGACTAAGTCGCAATAAAAGATGCGCGTGAACGGTTAAAGGACCGATAAACCTTACAAATGAGTACTGAAACAAATATCGACACTAACATCGAAGTTCAGGATGATCTGGACGCCTTTGCAGCTGAGCTTTTTGGCGAAAGCAAGCCGCCTAGCGACAACGCCAAGTCGGAAGACGTAGCAGAACCCGAAGATGTGAGTGACGCACCTACCGAAGAAACGGATACTCATTCCGCCGAAGAAAATGACGGCGCAGCCGAGGACGACGAGTCCGAGGACGAACCTGAAAATGACACGGATGATAACGCGAAGCCTAAGAAGACTAATCGTTATCAAGAACGTATCAACGAGGTTGTTGCGAAACAGCGTCAAGCCGAACGCGAGCGTGACGAATTTAAGCGCAAACTCGAAGAACTTACCAATCCTGCTAAGACTACTGACAAGGCAGAAGTTACTACCACCTCCACTGAACCCCAGCCTAATGACAAGAACGAGGACGGCTTCGACAAGTATCCGCTTGGAGAGTTTGACCCTCAGTACTTGAAGGACGTTGTTCAGCACATGTTGAACGAGCAGCAGGCAGCTCAGCAGAAAGAAGCTGAGCAAAAGCAAAAGCTGACTCAAGAACAACAGTATCGTGCAGAACGGCAGGACGAGTGGAACACTAAGCTAGTTGACGTACAGGATCGTTATCCTGATTACCAAGAGAAGGGCGAGCAAATGC